GAGGCACGCCCCGCTGAGGCACGCCCCGCGGAGGCACGCCCCGCTGAGGCACGCCTTTGCATTAACGGCCATCTCAACCGAGATCTTCAAACTGGCAACATCGGCCTCAAATAAGACCGCCCCGGTAAATCTGTGCTTGATCTGGATCATTTCACGGAACCTCCCCCCCGTTGCACGGCCAGGCGAATCCCGGCGCTGAGGTTCCCGCCGCCGAGCTTGCGTGCCTTCGCCTTCTCCGAGACCGTGAGCCGCGACGGCGCGGAGTGTAGCACCTCGGATTTTGGCTTGCGCGGAGGTCCGAGCTTGGCGAATCCCGCCGCCACACGCCCGGCCTCCGTCAACGTCCACACGCCAGCGCACGACGCCAAACCCTTGCGCCGCACGAATTGCAGCCGGGCCGTCGCCTGCTCGATATCGCAGCCGAGCGCGTTCGCCACTTCCGCCGTCGTCTTGCCGCCGCGCCGTAGCGCCTGCATCAGTTCGATTTGTCCTTTGTTCAGCATTCCGTTTCCTCCTATTTCGACGCCCGCAGTTCGCGCGCCTTAGCGACGATCTGCGCGACAATCCACTGTTTAGCGCGTTCGATCTGGCATCCAACCGGATCGATTTGTTCGAGCTTCCATGCACGCACTGGCCGCCCAGTTGCGGTGATCGCTATAGGCTTCAACCCGGCCTTGTTTTGCGCGACCGCGTCGCTGGCAAGTTCAACCGCCGCCTCATGAAGGTCGTAGAAGTTCGTCCGGTTGTATTTGCACGAGGTGTGGTGCCACGAAGATGGCCGAAGGATTTCAGCGACCGCTTTCGCCGTTGCGCCGCGCCCGATCTCCTTCGCAATACCAGACGCCGGGGCTTGACCGTCTTCATACGCCGAAACCGCGTTGTTGCTCATCGCGTATCCACAGTAACCTGCCATGTCCGTCTCCCTGTCTGCGCTCTCGCGCGTTCCCTTGCTTCAACTGTAATTATTGTACACCGTAATTCACCCAATGTCAAACATTATTTTACCCCGGTTTCGTTGGCGTTTTCGCGTATTTTGACCTTTTGCGTGGCCTCGCGGAAATGGTTAGACTCGAAAAATAGACGGACGCCGGGAATGTTAGGTTGGGGTGATTGGGTTGCAGCACGAAAAGAAAAGGAGGCCCGGCGTCGGTGGGTCAAGCGGCTGGGAGCCGCCATGTGAGGGGCGTTCAACTGTGGGCCAGATAGCCGGTCTGACCCATTCAAGCATTGTTGAACTCACGGCGCTTGCCCGGCCACTCCACCGCGTACTACCGTCGATTTAGGTTATAGCTGTAATCGCCCGAAGGCGAGAATCATCAATGGCGGCAATTAACCCGGCTCGCCACGGGTGCGCTTATAGACCGCCGTCTTCGAGCCATATTACCACGCCGCCCGCGATTTGTCAAGCGGTATGTTCATAACTTCGTGATTAACTTGCGCAAGTCGCCACCACGACGCGACTTAATTGCGCAGCGAATGTTCATAACTTGGTGATTAATTGGCGGGCCGGGGAATGGGGAACCCGGCCCGCTCGGAACGCCGACGGACAGGGAGGGAACCGCCGACGATTGGGACGCGCGCCGTCAGCAGGGTAGTCAAGGCTAGTTGACAACGCCTACGGCGACAGGCCGCAGACGCGACGGCGCGTGAAAAGGCGCTGGCCCGCTCGATTCGTCGCGTTGTACCGCACCAAGAGCCAAGCGGTTACATGGCGCGGCCTACCCAGCGCGACATCTACCCAGCGCAAACTCGATTCAACTGAAGGGCCGGGCCGGGACTCGAACCCATGCGCGCGAGAGCCTACCCAGACTCATGCCAAGCCCATAATCATTTCGCCAATGCGGCCCCCAGGATGCCCACAAGCACCTCGGCGTCCGCGGTGGTCTCTTTGTCCAACCCAAGCTGCGCAATTGCAACAGCGGCCAGTGTGCGGCCTGCCATGGCGTCACCGAGCCACTTTCGACACCACGATTCGCCGGAGGCGATAGCCAGCGCCGCGCGCGCGCCTTTGTCAGGGACTGTAGGCGTCAACACCATGTACGTCTGCGCCATTACCAGCGCCGCCCCGGACAGGATGATCGCGTCCGCGTCTGTCGGGTTACGCTCGGCAAGCAGCGCCGCGGCACGGCCCTCCACAAGTTGCACCATATCCTGATTCGCCGTAAGCCATCCGTGCGGGACCGTGGAGCACGAGCACGCGAGGATGGCCGTCAGCGCGGCGATTAGGGCGATGTTTCTCATGGCGTCACCCCGCATGTAATCCACGTCTGCGGGAACGGGTTTGGCGCGGCGGTTCCGTCATACGGCCACGGCCACGCCGGGAAGATGCCCGGATATTGCGCCGGGGTCGTATCGTTGTAATCCACGACGATCCTGCCGTTCGGTTCGATTGTGATTCGCATGGCGATCTCCTAGTCCGGCAACCCGGCCTTGACCGAGCCGGGCAGATCCGCGCCCGTCGCCGGTTTCAGTTTGCGCACGGCGGATTCGATGGCAGCGCCGATCTCGCCAGGTATAGATGCGATGACGTGAGGGGCCGCGCCAGTGCCTACCGTGCGAATAAATTGCATAGCAATGTCTTCGGCCTTGCGCTTGGCCTGCAATCCCTGCAACGTCGTGAGATTACCGCCCGGCGTCGGCTCCGGCCCAGCCTTCAAGGGCTTCACGAATTGCTCTTCAACTTGCGCCACGGCCGTAGCAGTCGCCCCGACAATGAGCCGTTGCGCCCACGCCTTGTCCTTCAGGTAGCGCCCGGCGACCCACGCAACGCCAGCAGACACCAGCGCCGCGCCGGCCTGTATCACGTACGGCAACATCGCCGTCCCTACCGAAACCAGTATCTCGCTCATTTCCACCTGTCCTCCTCGGTTACATCCACGTATCGCGTACAGACGGCTATGCTTATCAGCGCAGCGACACCAAGGTAAAAGATTGCCTCGATCATGTCAACCACTCCGCAGATCCGCGCACACACAGCAGCAGGACCGCCATCGAAGAGGCGTCGATCATTTCTCCACCTCGAAATTGTGCGCGCCGGGATTCGCGCGGAACCGCAGGCCCTGATTCTGTTCCTCGAGTTGCCCGCACGCCCGCGCCCACTCGGCGCGTATCTGCGTATCGTCGCATTCGCTGCTCTCGCATGTATACACGAAGCTGTAGCGCACTGCTACAAGCGCGGCGGCGAAGGAGAGTACACAGATTGCGCCGAACGCGAAGCGTCTCATTTCCTGTGGCCTCCGACCTTGCCGCAACGCCGACATGTCCGCTTCCATCCGCCATCGTAAACCCATAGCGCGTCGTGGCCAAATAGCCTGCAAATCAGTCTGGCAAACATACGGCCTCCAAATCCGCGCAGTAGATTCGATGCGCATCGACGTATCCGTCTACCGTCCCTGCCCCAAGCGCCGTGTTGTAGTAGCGCTTCCATAGCATGTAGCGTTCAGAAACGGTGGACGGTATCGGCTCCGGGGATGCAAACCAGCCGACTCGGCACAGCGCGATTGCCAGCGCGTCATTATCGTTCATTCGTAATGACCACAGGATCGCGCTCATATCCATCGCGTCAAGCCATTGCAGGCCAGCGTTCGGGTCCGCAAATACGAATCTCGTGACTCGTTGCGCGAGTTCTACTGGCCGCGATTTCAGCAGTGCGATAGCCGCGCGAATGTAGCCAGTCTCCATTTGCCATTTGCTGAAGCCGCCTACCGTGCCATCGAATGCCGGAGTCCGTTGCCGCTCCCAACGTAGCGCGCCCTCGACGGCGGCGATCTCAAACAGGAAACACGCTACGCGATGCGCGTACTGTTCGTTGGCCGGCGTGCGGCTGTAAATCTCACGGGCCGCGCGATTGCACAGACGCCAGATCCGCTGTCGGTTGAAGTCGAAGTCCGTCACAGATCACCTCGAATCCACGCCACGACCACGCCGATGATTATGCCGGCAACGATGCTGATTCCCAGTTTGCCATAACGCTCGATTGCGCCGATGCGCGTCTCATGATTCGAGAGCGTCCCGGTGACGCCGCCGGTTTGCGAGAGCGAATCGCCTTTGAACGCCTCAACGAGTTTCGTGATCTGCATGGATGAATCGCGCAGTTCGGCTCGAACGTCGCACAGGATCGAGAAAATTTCCTGATGGGCCTCACACGTTCCGCGCACTTGCTGTATCGGCGTCCGATCCATTCCGCTTACTCCCGTTTCCCCGGTTATACTACGTTTCGTTTCCGTTGTCAAGGGCCGTCACCGGCTCGCCTGCCATGAGCCCGCACGATGGGCATTCTAGCTCGCCCAAGAGCAGCCCGCAAATCGTCTTGACTTGCGCTGTCCATTTCCGCCCGCACACCATGCACTTGCACGGCCCGGTGCAGATCATCTCTTTGTGAATTCCCATTACGAATAATCGCCAGTTTGCATTAGCACCTCTACATAATGCTGAGATGTGCAAGTTACCGTGTCTCCGAGGTTGGGATATCCGTAGTAGTACAGGTTATACCACCAATGCTCAGGGCGATACAACTCGCCTTCGTATGTGTCGAGAATATTCTGTATTGGCCTTATGGTATACTCAATTGCGAAATACTTATACTCAGGAAATCCGGGACCAAAGGTTATGCTAATCGGCGGCGACGTTCCGCCCGCCGTCATGAAATCGCCGAGGCCATGATAGAACTCAGTTCCGTAAAATGGCCCGTAGCCTAAAGCATATTGCTCTTCTGAAATTTCAGACCATGACACAGATACATCCCATGCGGCATACGCATCAATTCCATTTGGCTCTGCCTCGTATGGCCTTTGCGCGGAGCCGTGATAAGTCGCCCTGGCCGATGTCGTGACTACTCGCTCAGGATATAACGGATCTGGAATGAATCGCAGCTTTACCATGTACGTGACTTTTACCGACTCGGCATACAGCGTGATTCCAACTGGCCCAGATTCTGGATCGCGGCCAGTTCCCGCTATTTGTATTGTCGGCGAAAAGGCAAGCCCTGACGGATTCGGATACAGCAACGAGCCTTCGTTATCGTATGAGTGTACTCCGCACACCGAGTCCCACGCGGCAACGCACATCGGCACGAGCGCATCGTTGGCATAGGATGACGGATGAACGCTGATGTCGCCAGGCGGGGTAACAGTAATCTGTTCGGTCCACCATTCACGAAGGGCAATCTTCGTTTCTTTGATGATCCCCCAGCCCGGAGCGCCTCTCGGATTTTTCAGCCTCATTATGCACTCATACACTTCACCTATTATGATGTCGTAGGCAGGAAGCCCGCCAATAGATTGCGTTGTTCTTCCGTTGTATGTCCAATCGTAAAGTGTTGCCCCGTGCCCGCCGTACTTCGTTCTATTCCCCATAGCGAGCGGGTAGCAGTCCGTCTCAACAGTGCCGGTATTCCATGTGATATACGTCAATCGCATATGCGAATCAACGTATCCACACAGGAACTCTATTCTATTCTGCATGTCCTCAATCAAGTTTGCCGCAACGTAAGAACCCTTACCGTCAAACGCATCGGCAAGAGCAAGATTCATAGGGACGGATGTCCCGTTATCGGGAGCGCCAAGTGACTCCATGTCAGTAGGCGTATACGCAAAGAATTCGGCTGGAGAATACTCAAACACGTTCGGATAGCCTGAATTGAACAGCTTCACGTTGTGTATCAGGGCAAGCTGTCTCTCTGCGTCATTGTCTTCAGGCCATAGCACAAATCGCCTATCTGTGTAGGCGTCCTCAAACGTCGCAACATTTTGATCGGGTTCTCCAAACGAGCCCAACGTTTGATCTGGGTCGAAGTCTGGATATGCCGCATGTGGCCATCCGTCTATCCACATGCTGTTGACTTTTCCGATTGCGCGGACCTTTATTCCTGTAGGCCAAGACCCAGACCCATAGGCATATACTCTCATGCTGTAGTTTAGGTGTATTGTGCACGCCCACGACGGCACCCCGCTGGCTATGATCTGACCTGGAATGTGTAGCGTGACGATTTCTTCGCAAATCGTCGTGTCAGCGTATGAGTTGCCTTTTGTCAGAACAAGAGATCCCGATTTCTTTGTTCCCGTAATCTCTGTAGCCTTCCATTCGTACAGAGAGCGCCACTGAACCCATTCACCAGCGCCGCTATCCCAATGGTATCTGTAGAACCCGCCGGATGGCTTTACGAAGAACTGTGCATCGGTTACGGTGATTGTTGCGGATTCACACGTACCTGAAACAGACAAACGGCCAGCGCCCCACCTCCCGGCATATTCATTGTACGAACGAGACGCAAGCTGTAGCGTTCGCTCAAGTTTGTTGATCTCGCGCATACACCACTCGATGGAGTACTCTTGTCCGAGCGTTGCGCCATCCATGAAGATTGTCTGTCGCGAGGCTTCATCATGCCCGCCGTATATGTTGTCATGGCCCGACAAATCGCACCCACCGCACGTCGCCAGTTCCGCCTCCGCCGTTGCCGAACTGTATCAGCGCAAAGTGCGGCGACGTGCGCGCAATCGCCGGATCTTCCCATATGATCTTGGCCGTGCCGGATGATGAAATTAGCAGCGCTCCGCTTACCGTCGAATTGATCCCGCACTTGACCTCGGTAGCCGTCGTGCTTGCGTTTGATTGGACAATGCACCAATAGATCCCGGCATAGCATATCTTTTGGATTATTGACGGCTGGTGCGCGTCTGTCGTGATCGCGAAGTCTTTCCCGGTATCGTCCGCGGTTGGCAATCGCAGAATGCCAATCGTGCGGTCGTATGCCTGATCGTCATCAGAGGGCGGTAGCGTCCCGTCGATTATCACGGGCGTGTACGGCGGCAAATCCGCTCCGCCGTTCCACCAGCCGAGCGAGTACGATGCGTCCGTCCGTAGATTCACCTGCGGAGGGGTCACAGTCACCTGCGTGCCGTTGCGGGTCTGTGTGACATTGACGCCGTTTCCGCCCATGATGTTCGGGGCTTCGGCCCGCGCTGCCAATGCGTTCAACTCGCGCGCGCTGATTCGCTGTCCTGGGCGGAAGTGGTCCCTCATGTTTACGCCCCCTCGAAATTCCATGTAACCGGCGTCGGGATAAACGCGCCAGTCTGTCCGCTACCGCCGCCTTCGCCGATTGGCGCTTGGCCTGAAACCGATCCGCCGCTGAAATCTTCCCACGGCCCAACGAGGCCCAAGTATGAGAAATCGAGGTTGTCATACATGCGGTTCGCCACGAGCGTAATCGGCCCGCTCCGTATCGGCTGACCTACCGCCGCCGTCGCCTGTGCATCGCGTGTCCACACAACGTCGTGTGGGCAATGAACCGGCAATGTCAGCGTGCCGTTGATGCCCTCAACAGTGACATCGGACAAATACGGCCCGGCCATGAAATCGTAATTGACCTCCGTGAGTCCGTCATCGGTACGCGACGTTTCCGCGCCAAGGAACAGCACGGTCTGCGGATCGAAGCCCATCCACGATGTAATGTTGAGCCTGTTCTGCGCGGCGTTCAGATACGCCACGCCCGCGGGCGAAATCCAGTCCCATATCTTGCGGACATGAATCCCGAAGTTGGGCCTGTACACGTCCGCACCTTCAACGGAGCCATCCTTTTTCACGTTCACCATGTTCAGGACTTTGCCCGCGTCCGTGACGGGTTCAACCATGACGTATCCATCGGGAACGTACTTCACGTTCTTCGTGCTGGAGATCATGGAGAACTTCCAGGACTCGCGAGAAGGCGTCATCGAGATATCCCAGTTGCAGTCGTAGGATATCGTAACGACGCACTGGCCGATGCTTCCGGGCGTGCTCTTGACCGAAATTGCGCATACGCGAAATGCGGAGTATCGCGGGTCTGGCAGTCCGGTCAACCGATCCGGGAACGCTGAGCCGAGCGACGGAAGAAGGGCGATCAGGTCTTCAAACTCAACATCGCAAAACCACGAACGTTCGATCTTGAATCCGCGCCTGCCGATATCGGCATTGCCGCCCGCGTTCTTTTCGCCGAAGAGTTGGTAGAAGTTCGCCATCAGTCTATGCCCCCGTCGCGCGCGGCCATTTCAGCCGTGTTCGCTTCGATGCCTTTGAGCGTATCCTCGATCACAGACCCGCCCATTCCGAGCGAGTATGAAGCCGCAGCCGCCATTGACATTTGATTCCCTGTCACCGTTTGCGGCAGACCAGGACCGCCACCCGTTTTGGTATCAGGTGCGCCAGGCTTGAACTCCGGCATCTCGCGCATTTTCGCGACGGCCTTGTCATATGTGGCCTGCGCCTTCGCGGTATATTCTGCCGCAATCACGCGGTAACTGTCGCCCTTGTGCTTGTTCGCAACGTACTTTTTGCCCGCGTGTTCGGAGTCGTAATCCGCCATCGCTTTCATCTCGGCTTCAGGCGTAGGCTCAGCTGTCCAGAATGCAACCGCCCTGCCAATCGCATCTATCAACCACTTGAACTTGTTCGCGATAAACGCGATGGCTTCGCCGATGCGATCAACCCAATACCCGGCAGCATAGTTCACCACACCAACCCATGAGTCAACAAACGCCTGCATCCAATTGTTCGTCGTTGCTCCGAAGATTTCAAACGACGCCATCCATTTCCCGATGCCAAGATCAATCAGGCCGGTTACGTCGAGCGTCCAGGCCATCGCCGCCATCATAAACGTGAGCGGATTCACGAGGCCGACGAACGCGCCGACAAGCATCTTGATTCCTGTCGCCCCAGCAAGCACGGCGGTAATCTCTGCAATGCCGATGGCGATCTTGGATATCTGATTGATGACCGGCCCATTTACGCTTGCCCATTCGCGGAAACTGGATACTGTGCTCGTGATCTTTTCGGCAAGCGCCTGTATTTGCTGTACTACTTCTACTCCAATTGCGCGCTTCAGGCCGGTGAATGAGTCCTGCATTCGCTTCACCGCGCGTTCATACTGTTCCATCTTCGCGGCGGCTTCATCGCCCATGACAACGCCGAGGGCTTCGGCCTCCTGCGCGAATTCCTCCATCTCGGATCGCGTCATGGATAGCAGCGGGATCAACTTGCTACCGGCCTTGCCGAAGATCGCCATTGCGGTTTGCGTGCGAAGCGCCGGGTTTTCGATCTTCGAGAATGCGTCCGCGATATCCATCAGCGCATCGGTTGGTGATTCGTTGGCGAGCGTTGCCGCGTTCAAGCCGAGCCTGCTGAACGTATCGCCAAGCGACTTGCCGCCGAGCGCAGCCCCGGCAAGGTTTTTCTGCATGAACCGAAGGCCGATTGTCAGTTCCGAGAATTCCACGTCTGCCATGCGCGCGACATGTTCAAGCCGTGATAGCTGTTCTACGCCCATTCCAAGCGCAGTAGCCGTCTTGTCCATCTCGGAGAATTCATCATTGACCCGGCTTAGCTGGTCGATCATCCCGACGAGCGGAGCAACCGCCGCCGCGCCCATCGCGGCCATCCCACCGAATGACATGCTGCCCATCGAAGACGAAATGCTGTTAAGCCCAGAGCGCAACCGGCCAGCGAACTTGCTGGTATCCGGCACGATCTCGAATAGCCCGGTCCCGATTGGTACAGCGTTTTCGGCCATTCTACGCGCCTCCGTTTATCCACTTGCAGTAGTCTTCGAGCGTGATCGTCTGCTCTTTTCGAGCACCCTTGCGCATCTGTACCATCGGGTTGAAATCGTTAGGCGTAACTTTTGAGCCGCCGAACGAGCGGGCCACGGTGCAACAAATCATGCTCGTATGCCTCCATGATTCTTCCTGCACTGCGCACGCATAGGCGTCCAACTCTCGCAACGTCATATCATTGTCGGGCGGCAAACCCGCGATGGCGCATAGCTCGATTACGAGGCTGTCTGTCCAGACGCATTCGCCGCCGACGGAGGGTTTTCGCTTTCGCTTGCGCCCTCCGGCGTTTCGACAGGCTTTGGAAACGAGGCCGCGATAGTCTCGATAGCGCACGTCACGAGTTCCGGCACGTTGCGCGGGATACAGACGGTCTCATTGAAATCATCAAGAGACATCTTGCGTTCGCGCGCCTCGTCTTCGCACATGTACCAAAGCATGTCCAGGACTTGATCGGCGCGTAACGCCTGCCACTGGAATAGCTCTGATATCGTAAGGCCAGCCATACGCCCGGCCTTGCGCATGATCTTGGTCGTGAATTGCGGGTGCCAGACCCGGCCCAATCCGTCAGTGAAGTCGCTCATCATGCAGATCCAAAGCCGCTTGTCGGTTTGCCGCAGCCCTTCAGCGTGATCGTCGCGGACACCGGATCGCCATGGTTTTGATCTTCGGTGAACTCAACAACGCGGATCTTGCCGACGAGGTTGCTCGACGTGAATCCGCCAGTGATCGTGGCCGATGTTGCGACTTGGGTGACAAACAACTGGGCTATGGCCTGATACGCCGTGCCGGGGTCAACCCACATGATTTTGCCCGTGAGGCCCCACGAGCGAACGCCCGGCGCACTGTTCTCCCAGCCGCCATCACCGCGCGTGGTGGCGTCCACTTCCGTCGCCTTGAGGGGTACGCTGCAATCGGTCATCTCTGTTACTGCCGAGCCGATTGTCAGCACACAAGTGTGCCCCAACTTCCTATCGCCTGCCGCCATTGTTCAACCCTTTCCGAGTTAACTCGTTGCCAAAACCTGTACTTCAATTTTCACCGTGTAGCCTGGAAATCCTTCGCCGTCTGTCGTGTGGATTGGTGCAGATGTAATGAGCGGCGTCGTACCGTATCCGGCAGGCGCAATCACGGCCAGAAACAGCTTGCGCCACAGCAGCATCCCGATGGCCCGTAGCGTCTTGTCCGTCGCCTGCTTGTCGCCCCATACCGTAGCGAATATCAGCAGGTCGGAGCCGGGCGTGAGTCGCGTCGATGCGTCCGATTCGCTCCGCTGTTCCAACGTGATATTGGGATGCTTGGCGAATTGATGCTGAACCGGGTCCATGAATATCGCCGGGCGCGTAAGGTCCCCGAAGTCAAACACCTCGATAGCAGACGTGATATCCGCCGTCGCCGCGATCTTGTCTCGGATGGCCGCAAGGATAGGCATTACCATTTCTCCTTGAACTGACCGCCCGATGTGCGCTTCATGGCGAACGCGGCCCGCGACTTCGACCAATCCATCCACGTTTTCGCCTGCGTCGCAACCTGGGCTATCAGGCGACGGCCTGCCCGCGTATTCTGTATACCGTGCCACTTGAACCGCTCACGTAGCGCCTTACGAATGTCCGGTAGAATCGGTTCGATGAACGGACGGCGCGGATGTTTCGAGCCGCCGCGCTCGTGAATCCAACCATAGAACGCCATGCGGATCGCCACGCCTTTCGTTGTCGAAATTGCAGCCATACTTTCCGCCAAGTTACCGGTCTGGATATTCGGTGGCGTACCCGGCGCGGACGGTTCGCCTGCCTGCGATTTCTTCATCGACGCGCGCGCCCGCGCGAGACCTTCGTTGATGGCTTCGACGGCGCACTGGGTAAACTGCTCTTCGACGGCATTCGCCGCAAGTTGATCGAAGAACTTCATCGAGACAAGACGCGCCTTGGTTGCCATGTTACGGCCTCCCAATTGGCGCGGTAACGGCCTCAAGGTTCGCATGTGCCACCGGATCTTCAGGCGAACCCTGCACCAGCTCGAGCACGCGGAACCATTGAGGCTCCGTTTCGCCCGGCGCAAGGCCCGGCGTCCATGTCGATTCGGCGTGCGGGGTCATGTGGTGATTCCAATCGGTGCGTTTACCGCCTCAAGGTCTGCCAACCGCACGGGTTCATTCTTGCCGCCCGAGCGTGTCTGTGTTACCCGATACCACCGCTGTCCGTCCATCGCCAAGGCGGTCTTTCCGGTTGCGCTACAGCCCGGCACAGACACATTGCCGTCGAATGTCACAGTCTTCGTAGTCGTTCCAGATGCGCCCGCGCCCGGAGCGCCAACATTGCCGGTCATGGTAACGATACGCGAGAGTGAACCGGATGCCGCCGCGGGCGCCGCGGTTGGCGCCCCTGTAGCTGTAACCTCTCGCGAGAACGAACCGTCAGCCGCCGCCGGCGCGGTGTATACGTTCCCGGTGAATGTCGCCGAGCGGTAGAATGAGCCGGACGCCGCAGCCGCAGCCGCATTGGTTGCGCCTGTGCCGTTGCTTTGTCGCGTTCCCGTGCCACTGGCGGTGGCTGTAGGGGCTGTCACGGCCCCTGAGCCGGTCACGACGGTAGTAGACGTGAATGTACCAGACGCAGCCACTCCGGGCATCGTAGCGCTTCCTGAGGCGGATACCGCTGTCAGTGTAGCCGAGCCTTCTCCGTAGGCTGTGCCAGCCGGGAATGTAACAGCGCCGTCACACGTGACAATCGTAGTCTGCCAGAACGAGCCGGATGCCGACATCGCAACGGCCAATGCCGCGCCGTCACCGTAGCGGGCCACAACGAAGTCGCCGGACGCCTGAGACGCCGGGGCGGTCGTGTCGCCTTCGCCGTCACGCGCAACCGAGAATGAGCCTGATGCACCAGCAGCCGGGGCATTCTGTTCCCATTGACAGCCTTGCAGGTTCGGATTTCCGCCCCAATAGTCATATCCCCACAGATCCTCGGCCCAGTCCGTGCCGTCGCGTACGTTCGATGTGGACTCAAACGAGCCGGAAGCTGAAGCCGCTGGTGCCGTCGGGTATCCTTTCGGGCTGCTGATGGAATAGCCTTGGCCCAATGCGGACGCCGCCGGAGCATCGGCCTCGCCTTCGCCCGCGCGCGTAACTGTGAAGTTTCCGCCCGCGCTTGCACCCGGAGCCGCGGCATCGCCAGTCATCTCGGTTGTGCCGGTTGCGAATTCGCCGGACGCCGCAACACCAGGAGCCGTAGGCGTGCCCGTACATACATGGCCTGTCGTGGTGGTTGACAGTACGGCCACACCCGGCATTGTCACCGCGCCGTCGCAATTCCGAATGCGCGCGCCAAGACCTGAAGCCGCCGCGCCCGGAGCGGTAACGTCCCCGGTGCAATTGCGGGTCACAGTGAACGAACCTGAGGCCGCCGCGCCAGGTGCGTCGCCATGTCCTGAGAACGCCGGGCAGTCGGGGTAGCCGCGCCCGATGGCTGCCGGGAACGTCACGTCGCCGATCATGTTCTTGGTGACAGTGAAACTACCCGACGCAGACGCCCCAGGAGCCTGTACGCCGTAGCCGATGATTGATGCGCTATCGCCTCCCCATGCGTCAACACCGAACGTAGACGCGCCCCACAGAGCAGAGGTAGGCGAAAACTCAAACCAGATTCGCGCGCTCGTGTCGGTGCCCGTAGGCGGCGCGAACGTGTAGGTCTGGCCCGGAAACATCTCGGCATTGTCAGAAGACGCGACCTCTTCACCGCGAATGAACGTGTCACCGGACGGATAGAATTGGAACAACGCCCGCGTCAACCGCTCGTTGGTGTCGGGCACGAACGCGCAACGCACCGCGCCGTCGCCTATGCGGACGCCTACGCCCGGCCCAGATGCGCCGTCTGTGATTTCGCCAAGGCCGCTCGTGTGGACGGTGGCCGCGAATGCCTTGCTTGTCGGAGATCCGAATACCCATTGCTGTATTGGATATGCCGGATGGATTTCGTCTACCCACAACACCCAAGTAGAAACAAAGTCCCATCCAACGTATGTGAAGGATTGCTTCATTTGCGCATCGGTTTTTCCAAGCCCACCCCACCAACCGGCCCCGGACTCGCCGGTTGTGTCAACGTTCCAGTACGAATCCGCAATAGTACTCGCCGTTCCGCTATTGCTCGTAAGGCCTCCATGGTAAGCGCCGGTGCATGATACAGCCCCGGCAGCATAGCACTTGGACGCCGCACCGCCTGTCATTTGACCGATGAGGCCTCCGACATAATTCGCTCCCGACACATCACAAAGCGCACATGAGTTGTCTATCGCGCTTCCCGCAAGCGAATTTGCGCCAATGAGTCCGCCAACATATTCGTCCCCAGACACGTTTCCCAATGCAGCACAAAGCGACACCGTTGCAAGCGATGATCCAATTAGCCCGCCAACGCGATCCCCGCCAGATACCGTACATGAGGAATATGACTGAATGACGGAGCCAGAGCTTATGCCAACGAGACCGCCAACCAAAGAGCCGGATGCGCTTCCCGAGACGGTACCGATTGCGCCACATCCCGATATCGTCCCGTCATTAAATGCAGCGATAGCACCGATTGCATTTGTGTTCCCTGTAATGTCGCACCCATCAAGATACACGCCCGTAACTTGCCCAGTATCCGTTATTGCCCCAAAGAGCCCAACAAGAGTACTTCCCGCCGTCCTGTTGATCGTCAAGTCAGAGATAGAATAGCCTTGGCCGTCCAGCGTGCCAGAAAACGCATAAGACGGATCGCTATCAGTATACGGCCCAATTGGGTCAAACCCAAGCCCGCCATTCCAAGTCGCCGTGTCCGAGGCGTCGATATCGGCGGTCAACACGTAGTCCCCGTCAAGAGGAAATGCCGGATCGTTCCCGATCTTTTGCAGGTCCGTGATGTTCGCTATTTCAATCGCGGCCATTTGCGGACACCCGTAGATCGTGAGCGTGCCCGAAAGGGCAAGCAGGATTGAGATAACCTTTGTCATCATGTTCCATGTGTTCCTCTACGCGGTAGCCGTCCGCGAAGTTTCCGTCCACACGCCAGTGTCGAACATCGTGAGCGTGATCGTTGCGCGCACCGCCGCCGTCCAATTTCCAACGAGGTGAAGGTTGCCGCCGTCTACAACGGTGCAGTCCGTGTCGCCGCCGAGGATCTGTATTGTCTGACCCACGACGCCGCCGTCGAACATCGTGATATTGTTGCCTGCCGTCCATGTGCCAGGCACGATGAAAAGGTTCCCGGCGCTCACATCCGGCGTGGTGTCGTTTGCCGTAAACGTCGTGACCGTGCTGCACCGGATCGGCCCGGTTGTGCGCAGCGCGCCCGTAGCAGCCGTGAATGTCAGTGTCTCTGAATTGGTTCCGTCGCCCTTGTGGATCACGAATTGGCGAACGCCTGACGTGTTCGTATTGCGCATCAGCGATACACTGGCAACCTCTGTCTGCGTCGGGCAAATCGGATCGATGTACAGGTACGCATTTCCGGTTGTCGGGACGGACCTGAGTGCAAGCGCGCCGACTTTCCAGAGCGTGCCCGTCACCACCAGGTCTGCGAACCGCGCATCATTCGGGGTCGTTCCGCCGATCTCTTCAGGCGACGCCCACGGGATTTGCGCAACACCGATCAGCGGGCCAATGGTTGCGCCATTGACGCGGAAATATACGCCCGTTGTGGTAGACCACCCATCGCCATTGACCGGCACCGTAGGCGCAACACCGGGCGGGACGTTCATCGTTGCCAGTGACGTTGTGCTCGCCGCAAGCGATGTCTTGCTCGTGGCCGTCAGCGTGGTAGCGCGCACCGCCGCCGCCGTCGTTCCGCCTATTGGACCCATCGCGGACGTATCACATAGCGTGCCGATCTTGATCGCGTTCGATGCAGAGGCAGCCGTCACCGCACCCGTGAGCGTTGACGCCCCGGCTACCGAGAGAACGTCAAGCGTCTTGATGCCCGTCTCGATGTCCTCGATTGCCTCTTGGACCTGCGTCATGTACTCGGCGGTCACCGTCATGCGGACGGACGAACCTACCGGATATGATGCCGCCGCCGTCGTGTCTTCCTGCTCGCGCGTGATTGTCAGCACGTCGCCCGTGCGCGAGGTACACTCAACGATCTCAGTGTTCGCCACAATCGCGTGGAACGTGCCTGAAGATGGGAACAGCGCGCCTTGTCCGGTCGCAACCGTGAGCGTCAATTGCGCGCTCGTAAGCGGCACCGCAAGAGATGAACTCGCGAAATTCTGGGCCTTAAGAAATGCCGTCGCCGCCATTGTCGGCTTCGCCTTTCGCCTTTTCGGCTGCTGGTATCACATAGCACTCGCCGTGGATTTTCGGCGGAGAAGGAACAGGAACCTTAAACGCGCGCACCGCCTGCTTTGGTTGTGCGCCGCCCTGTGCGCGAAACGGTATCGGATAACCTTTCAGGAAACGAGACTTTTCCATGACGCCTCCTACACGGACGCGGCCTGCGTGTGCGTGAGCGAGTTGCACCCGACTGTATCGGACGCGCCGATTGTCAGGTTGGAGAATGTAAGATCGCCATCCCCGCCGTTCACCGTGCACGTAAGCGCGGCAAGCTCGGTGGTATCGGACGCGATGTAATGCGCGTGATCGATGATGCCGCCCGCCGCGTTGGTGTCTGGCGAGATGGCCTCGGCCACGGCAACGCCGGTATCCGCTGCCGCAAACGCCGTTGCGCCAAACGTGAGCGTCGCCACTTCGGCATGTGCAGCTGTTTGAAGCTCGATTGTTCCGCCGTCGAGCATCGTGTCGAAGAAGTCCATGACCGCATTCCGCGCGGCGGTGGTATACGTCATTGCCATTGTTTACACCTCTCAGGTTATCACCGGGGCAAGCACAAGATCGCCCACCCGGATGTCTTCGTTTGCGTCATATACAAGTACAGTCTTGCCCTGGTACAAAGTCACCGCGCCGCGAATCGTCGTGAGCGCGCTAAGCGTTTGCGTTGAGCCTTCGCCGTCGAACACGCGCGTGCTGCGGCATGTCTGAACCTCGGAATCCATGAGGTTTTCAAGGCCAAGCCCAGACCATGCGTATTCGCTCATGTGTCTGTCCCCGTCGTATCGGCGGCCATCCACGGAAACACGCCCGGATCATAGACTGCCGAATACGGTTCATTCGCAACCTGTTTGCGCAACGTATCCGCACGCGCCGCGAGTTGAACCGGGATAGACTTAAGGTCTTGCGAGAATGTACCGCTCGATACCGCCTTGGCTACTTGCGATGCGTCCGCGGCCATTGCGTCAAGCGCCTGAGCCGCAGCCATCCGCACATCACTCGATTCCAGATCGAGAAACGCCTGCAATTCGTCATCTGTAAAGAACGTCGATTGCCGGTCTGAAATGAGCAGGCGAATGGTTGCTATATCCGTCATTGAACGGCGCTCCAAGTCACGCACGCTACCCAGTTTGCGGACCCAGAATTAGGGTAGATCAACACAACCGTATCGTCGATTCCAAGTATCGGCCTCGTGTAGATCGGAATCGCGCAGATCACCGTGCTATTCATGCTGGCTTCGCCTATTGCGACAGGAAGTGACGCCGATCCGCCTATTCTGTATGTCGCCTCCAGCACGTCTAAGTTTCCGCCGTCCGTCGAACTCATAATCGAGACGCCTTCAATGCGGCATGGCATCTTCGGCGCGATGGTAATCTCAACGTCCGTGTTCGATCCGGCCTCATATTCGCGGTAGACGTTTTCGCAAACGCGCGCCCGCGTCGTGAGTCCTGGAACGGCGATACATAGCGCTATCACAATCGCCGCACAAACCACCACGATCATCCATCTGCTTTCGCGCATTTCCGCCTCCGTTCCCGCATTCCGTGGAGGCCGTCACCGTTGCCCGGCCTCCACGGTTGCGTTATTGGTTACTGTCCGTCGGATGCCCAGCCGCCGCGCGGATCGAGCACGCAGCCACCGAAGCAATAGCGGACGCGGTACTTGATCGAGTCGCTACGGAAGGAGCCGTTGAACGGATCCGCCCCGCCGCTCAGCGCCTGCGCGGTTGCGGATTCGATGCAAAGCTCCGGCGTCTCATGGCCGCGGAGGTTTCCGAACTCGCACGGCGCGATGGATTCGCTGAAAAGCGCCCATGTGGTGCTGCCCTTCGTGCCCGAAGTTACGAGCGACGGAAGCCATGCGTTCACGAGCACCTGCAAGCCGCGGGCCGCGATGACGTTCGCGGTGGACATTTGCACCGGGGTGATCGTTCCGCCGAAGGCAAGCTGGAAGTTCGTGGTCTTCAGAATCTCTTCGGCGGTCAACTGTAGCGCCGGCGGAACCACGAGGTAGCGAGGGACATTCACGACGCCCTCTTCGCCTACCGCGTAGGTTGCGCGCCCGCCGCACATTTCCGTAATCGCCGTCTTGAGATTCGCCGGGGTAAGCGGCAGCGCCGAGACTCCCGCCTGTCCGGTGGCTGCCGCGAAGTATGCGTCGCGCGGGCCGTTGGCATCCCAAAACAGATTCGTGATGAACCATTCCTCGGTATTCAGCGCCTTTTGCGACAGGCGGCCCGGAAGCCGCCCGTATGCGCCGAGGTCGTCGTTCATGAACGATTCCCACGAGAACGGGATCACCTCGCCGTACTTCTTCGCGGAGTAGGTGTACTCACCTTCGCTCAGGCCGCTCGCCTGGTACTCGCCAAGCTCCGGCACTTCTTGCAAGCGGCTCGTGGAGTCGGTGACCGCAAACCGTTTGACGGCGCGGAAGTCGCGGACGCTGGACAGGCGCGCAATCGCCCGCATGACGCGCGGTGCCGTCTGGTATTCGGCCAGCAACTGCCGGTCGATTGTGTCGGCATTGATGAGCGGGAAGTCGCTTGTGCCCATCGCCTCTTTGATCCGGTATTCCCAGACGTGATCGGGGAGCCGGTCGGTGTTTTCGACGAGGCGGATGAAGCTGGACATGGCCTTGTTCCACCCGTCCGGGCGGCGTCCGCCACGAATCGGGATTACTCCATCCCAGCTTTCCATGACTTGCAACATGTTCGGCATGTTCGTATTCCTTTCAGTCCGCTAGGACGGTTATACCCACACGAGGGTTACGGTAATGATCGCATCGGCCAGCGATGTGGCTGCGCCGGACGTGAGGTCCAAGCGCAACGCATCGCCCGCAACGAGATCTTCCTTGCCGTCCGAGGTGGCCGCTTGCGTTTGGTCGGTGTCCGCCGTCGTGTACAAGTTGAAGCCCGTACCGAGGCAGTCGTCGCCAGCCGCTGCCGCTTCGCCATCGCTGCACTTTTCGATGTTCAAAGTTCCGGCTTGGCCCGCTGCCGTGCCGTAGCGCAGCTTCGCGGATACGACCGAGCACGCAGCCGGAGCAACGAAGAACTGCTTTGCAACGTCCGCCGCCGCGAACTGGTATGAGACGTAAAAGTACTCGCCGGCCGGAGCGCCTGAAGCCGATACGGTCGTGAGTTGCGGAAGCTGTGCGACGATGCAATTCGCCGCTGTCGCCGATGCGTCGAGGGCGGTCAGCGCGTACCCGAACACGGCACCGGTGGCGATCTTGGAAAGAACTCCGGTCGCGGTCGCGATGTAAATCTTGTCGCCAACCGAAACGGCGGACGTTCCGCTGCCGTCCGATGCGATCACCGCGAGACAGTATGCGTTTACGAGGTCAACCGCGATCATGTCCGTCGCTGCCGCGGCATCGGCGCACGCTACACCGTGAATGCCGTTGCAGTAGACCGGATCGCCCTTTTCGACGAATCCGCTTGTGTGCGTCGGGTGTACGAGGGCGCTTTCGACAAGCGAGATTGTCCGCGCCTCGGACGCAATGCTTCCCGCCGTCTGCCCGGTGGCATCGTAGGGAGTGATACTGCGAAGTGCCATTTTCAAAACCCTTTCATGGTTGCGCAGAAAACAAAAAACGCCCGCCGCTCGCGTTTTCGCGAGTGAACGGACGTAGGTATCGGATAAATCCGGGCCTTGCTTCCTGCTCTTAAACTGTCTGTAGTTCCGCTTTGACCTGAGCGGCTATGTCCGCGATTGCGCGGGCCGCTGCTCTTGCTTGGGCCTCGATGCGTTCAAGACGCTGCTTGCGCACTAGGTCTCGTGGTAGAACTTCTGCGCCAATCATGGCGTCATTCTGGCGGTCGTTATCCACGCACCGCGATATCCGCAAGCCTTTCGGCTTCCTCTTTCGTCTTGCCGCGCGCCATGTACGAATCCACGAAGGACTCGCGGAGCACCTTGCCGTCGTCTTCGCTGCCGCCCGATCCGCCGCCGCATTCACGGACGTGGCCGGGATCGCGAAGACTGTCGATGTAGGCGCGCTCGGCTTCGACGGCCTCTTTCACGCCGTCGATCTTGTCCGCGTCTTTGAACTGCTCGGCAAGGCGCTTTTGCGCGGCTTCCGGCAGTTTCGATTCCTTCACAAGCGCGGAAATCTCGCCTTGCGCCTTCGCCACAAGCGCGCCGCGCTCGGCTTCCTGAATCTTCAGCGCGAGTCCGTCACGTTCCGTTTTGAGTGCATCCCGCTCGGATTCGAGCACCTTCGTAGACGCTTCAAGCGTCGCGATCTTTGCCAATGCCTCTTCAAGCGTCATAGTTCCGTCATCCTTTCCGCCGCCGCGAATCGCTTCAACGATATCGGGCCGCATGGCTTCAAGCGTTTCGAGGTCGATAGAATCGAGCGTGTCCGCCGATTCGCAGGCCAGCACCATGCCGCCCGCGCCCGCCTCGGTTACAAAATCAACACTGCGGACTTTCCGCAATGACTCTATCACGGTTGTCTGTACGCCGTCAATAGCACGTTTCACGCCTTTTGCGATGGCATTAATCGACACCCCAATAGCCCCGACAGACCCCGACTCGTGTAGGTTAGCAAGGATCTGGCGCAGGCTCGCATTGGCGATGTGCGCCGTTCCAACAATCGCGCCGTCCGATTCGCGCACAGACACATCGCGTAGAACGCCGCCAAGTCGAGTCAACGAGCCTTCGGGCCTGTCGATTTCCTCACGCTCGGTGGCATGATCAATGTACATCTTCGCGCCCTCGAAAAGAGGGACCGCGGACTTGAGCGCATCGGGCGTGTAGAATCGGCGCTTGCTCGAATTGAAGCCCGTCTTAATGACAACCACGGAAGCCGTCTTTCCGGTCGGGTCCGCGCCCGCCGATTCGATCACGGCCATTTCGTGAACGTCGATTGATGCGCTTGACGCCATCGACGCCGGCCAGCGGTCGTATTCAACCCCGGTCTTTTCGAGCGCGCTACGGACCTTCGCGCGCGCCCCGGGCCGCGCATCTGCCGGGATATCCGAGGACTCGAATGCCGCAGCGGCCTCCGTCACGCGCAGAGCATCAAGCCCCTTGCCTGATTCCCAAAGGCGCAATCGCCACGTAGCCGGATCTTCGGCATCGCCCACGTAGGCATATGCCGAAGGCGGATAGCTGTGACCGTTCTCAAGTTTGGTTTTCACTCTTCGCTATCTCCTTTTGCCGACGACGCAAACGTCCGAATGTAGCAGCGGTCGTTCGGGTGCGCCGGCGGGAACATGTCGCCGCTCTCGAACTCATCGCCTATCGGGATCGCGCCTTGCGCCGCATTGCCAGAGCACACATCGCAGACCTTTTCGTCACCCACGTCAATCCACGCCTTTTCGTCGTGGCCCAAATCATCAGCCGCCATGAACGCCCCGGCATTTAGCGCGTTGTTCGCCTCGGTGGTGGCGATGGACTTCGCGCGTTCCGCCGTCATCTGGTCGGACTTCGTGATTTCGAGAATGGTATCCGTCATTTGCTGGATCGTGGAGCCGTCCATGATCCCGTCCGCAATCGTGCGACCGATGCGCTTCATGTCCGCCTTGGACAGATCGTCACACAGCCGGGCCGCGTTGCCGCGCGCAAACGTCCGCGCCTTCTCGATTGACAGGGCGCGCTTGCCATTCCACGAGGTCTCGTAGCCATGCTCGACGGCCTGCTTGAATGCGGACTCAGCGCCCGGTATCGCGCGCTCTTTCACGCGCGCCACAGTGCCGTGTAGCGAGTCTGCTACGCCGTCCTGGACTTTGGCCCCGATCATTTCATCGAACGTAACCTTGCGTCCACTGATGGGCCTTGTGTCGGGTTTGCGCACACCGAACAATTCATCCGCTGAAACCTTGCGCTCTTGGATGGATTCGGATTCGCGCACGGACTTAGCAAGATCGACGCAATGGCGAACGGTAGCCGAAACGGTTTCTTCCGTGAGGTATGCGCTCCACAGACGCCCGTAATAGGTCGCCACTTGCCGAAAGCGTTTCTCGATCTTGCGGCCCGCGCGCGTGTCAATCGAATGGCCCGGAAGCGCCGCCTCGATAATCGTCTCGACTTCATCAAGGCTGCAATCGGCCAGCATGGATTCTATGAGCGCGGATGTCAGCATTTGCACGCCTCGCGCTCTTTCGATTCGCGCACCTTTACCAGCGTCCGAACAAACTCGCGGACCATCTTGCCCTCTTGCGTTACTGGCTCTTTCGAGAAGCCGTCGATCACCTCTTGCGGGTTTGGCACCGATAGCAGCTCGAGCACAAACTTTTGGACCTCAGCTGATTCCGCGAACTGTGGGAACGCAATGAGCGTCGCATTTACTGACGCAAGCATGGTTTGCCGATTCGCCGGAAACACATCCGGCATGGTGATCGTCACGTCGTCCGCAGAAAGACCCGCTTCATCAAGTTCCGCGCCGCACAGGTCTGAAAATATCTGCTTTAGATTCGCCTGGAACGCCTGGAACGTAACAAGCATCGGCACCTCCATCGCCGTGGCGGTTGCCAGTCGAAACGCCTCGCCCGCCCCGAAATAGTGCGGATAGATTCCAACCGACGCGCCGAAGATCTGGATCGTCATGTTGCCGTCGATAAGCGCCGCCTGTGCGCCCGTCTCTTGTGCGGTAGGCTGTAGGTCTTGCCCCTCGTTTTCGATGTACGTGGTGGCCGTTGCAGGCGTCGTGCTTCGCGTTTCGCTACGCGCTGCCGCCCGCGCCTGTTCTCGTGAGCGCGCTGCGTTCACCTGGGCGGGTCCGCCTTTGACTTTCAGCTTGCGCGCGATCTTAGCCATTTCCTGCTGGATGGCATGCCGGGCTTTCATAAACTGCCGATGCGCCCTAGCCCATTCGATTGCAGCAATAAGCCCGGTGCAACCGCGCCCTTTGGTGCCGGTCAGCCGATAGTGAAATGCCCACACGCCCGGCGTTGCATCGCCCGGCACCGCGGATTCCGCACCCGGTTGCGGCTCGTAATCCCAGATCGCATACGTAAGTTTCTTGCGCTTGTTTTCCGAGTCTGTGTACTCGCGCACAATCGCGGCCTCAGAATAGGCATCGTCCGGATCAGTGATAACCTTCGTGATTTCGAGCGTGTCAATCTGTCGAACGCGGCCCGGATTGCCGGGAAAGTACAGGAAGAAAATGTCACCGTCACGGAACAGCGATCCGGCCACTTCGCGCTGTCCTTGTGCGCTGAATACCACCCTGTTCGCCGCGTCGTTCCAGAACGCGGATAGGCGGCGCTCTGTTGACCCATCCGGGGCAGAGACGCCTGCTCCTGCGCCTATGCCGAAGTTTGTCCAAAGCTCCGTGGCTTGACGGCAGAGGGCGTCTCGCACCGACAGTACGCGCGCCATTTGCAGATAGCTTATGCGGTCCTGCTCGGTGACGGCTTGCCCGCCAAGTCCGGATAGTAGATTCCATCCGATATCGTCGCTTATTAGGGCGAGCGTCCCCGCCGTCGTGGACTCTTCCAGGCGCAATTCGAGCGATTGTAGCTCGGACACGAGCGTGTCGATTTCCCGCGTTCGGTTGGTAAAGGGCCACAGCACCGGCGTCTATCGCCTCCAATGTGCGCGGTTATAGCACAGTCGCTTGTGATTGTCAAGCGGCTACAAGTCCGCAATCGGCGAATCGTACCCGGCCATCATGTCGTGAATAACGATCCCGCTCCGCTCGCGGCGTTCGCGCAAGTGCGTAAACAGAGCATACCGCATGTCGTCCATGGCGTGATCGTTGACCTTTGCAGGAACACCGTCAACCGTGTCTCCATTGCGATCTTTTGACCAATGGTATTCGAGAAGCTCCGAATTAAAGCCCGTGTTCCATTCGTCGGTGTGGATTTCCATGCTGCGGCACAGGTCGATTCCGGCAGATACGCTACCTGCCCCCTTATCGCACGCAAAGATATTGAAGCCCTCTTCGCCGATCTCTTCGATGCGCGCCGGATCTTCACAGTCGGCGTAGATTGGCATGTTGTACGGAACGCCCGCGTCTTTCATGGCCTGTATCAGCGCTTTGTTAGTGAGGCCGGATTTGTAGATGATCTCGCGCACGTAGACTTGCCGCTCCCCTACAAGGCCGTAGAAGTGCAGCGAGGTCGGGTTGGTAAATCCGAAGTCCAGGCCGGCAATCAATTCATCGAACCCGCCATCGTAACGCTCTTCATCCACGATGACGTTCGGATAGATGATGCCCTGGATTTGCCCCCACTCGCCGCGCCCGTAGATAGTCCACAGTTCTGAGTCCGTCTCTTGCAACTTCTCAAGCTGTCGGCAGTATTCGGAGTCAAGAAACGGGTTGTCTTTGTATGTGCTGTGTACTATGGTTGTGTCTATGTCGTTGCCATCGCAAAGGCGTTTCTTGATCCAGTGCTGAGCGCTTATCGGGTTCAGCGAAAGCATGAGCTGCTTGTACTGGGTGCGGATACCGCGAACGCGCCGATCAAGTTCCGAGAAGTCACGCCACGTTAACTCTGTCGCTTCTTCAATCCACACGGACGTGAGACCGAAAATGGACTTGAGCTTTTCGGGATCGTCAAGTCCCATGAATAGAATCTGAGAGCCGTTCGCCGTACATGTCAGCGTGAGGTCTGTTAGATTCGCTTTCCACAAGTCGGACATTCCGAACGAAGCGATTACTTCACGGACTTGATCAAAACACGAATGCCGAACGGTGCGCGCCACCTTGCGCAGCACGCCTATGCGGTGGCCCGGATTGGCGAGGCAGCGAAGCACTATCTTTTGCGCGGCAAACCATGACTTGCCAGAGCCAGCGCCGCCAACGAGCACGAGAAACCGGGATCTGTTTTCGAGCAGTGGATAGAATAGCGGCGAAATGAGCTTGTCGATGTTTTTGTACTTTACGATCGCGCGTGGTTCGACTGTGGATGACCGCACGATTACCCCTCGGTCAAGTTCAACCCGTCCGGCAACTCTATCACAATCGGCCCGCCGCCGAGCCCGCCGACTTCCTGCTTGGTCGGGGCGTCAAGACCGAGCAGCTTGCACCGCCGCTCGATACACCACTGGACCTGTTGCAAGTAGCGCGGGTCGCCACACTGGCCCTCGACGTTCAACTCCACGCGGTCGGGCGTATCGCCACCCGTGCGCACGCTCTTACGCCTCTGCGCATCCTCTTTCGACCGCTCCCACGCCATCCATGCTTCGCGCTCAAGCTGGTTGATTCGCAATAGCTCCGCGGCCTTCGCCTCGGATATCTCAGCTGCCGCCGTTGCGCGCCACCGCTTCAATATCTCTACTACATCTTTAGATATCGTCTGGTGTGAGAGCTGGTATGTGCGATGGGAATTGATTACGGCGGCGATCTCGCGGTAGCTTTCGCCGCGCGCGTACCGTTGCGCGGTTTCGAGCAAATCGGCTTCACGCTCTGCCGGTTTACGCTTTGGGCCTGTGCATTCGGTCATGTCAACTCTCTATCGGCAACTTGGCGCGCCGCGCGCTTCGTGGGGAGTCAGACATTTTCGTTTTCGCCTTCATCGCCCATCGGCAACCCAAAGTCAACGTCGCCAAATTCGCGGATTTTCTTCGGATCGCCCTTGTAGAATATCAAGACGTTCTGGTGTGTCTTGCCGAGTTTGCGCCCGCTCTGGAATTGCTTGCCGACGCGCAATGGTAGCGATCCGACAGCCGTCACAAGTATAGCCTCGTTGTAAAGCGTCAATCCGGTGTCTTGAAATGCGCGAATGGTCTCGCCTGGAAAGCCCCTGTAGAATCCGCGCTTGTCCCTAAAGTCACCAACCACGAAACAGGCGAAGCGATTGTCGCAAAGCATCGCGCATGACTTGGCGATTATCGCGCGGTACGATTTGACGAACGCCGCCCAGTCAAGTTTAGACAAATCGGCGGGATCGTCGCTGTAAACCTCCAGATCTCCGTATGGCGGACACGAAAACACAAGGTCATATTCGCCCGGCGCGAGAGCGTCGATGTTCGCGCTGTCGCCTACAATCCATCTCGGCGGGCCGCCTTCGATTATCACCCGCGCCTGCTCTTCATTCGCGGCGATCTGTTCGGGCCTCAAATCGACGCCGGTGTAGCGGTAGCCGAGCTTCGCCGCGACGATACCGCGCACGGACCCGCCAGCGAATGGGTCCAGAATTGCGCCGCCTTTCGGACAAAACCATCGGCACACAAGCTCACACAAAACCGGGTCGAAAATCGAAGTACCGGAGCAACTAGCCGCAAGAATCTTGCGGCTGGTTTCGTCCATGTCTTCGGCGTTGCGATTACCGCCAACCCACGTCAACCCCGGTTCAGTCATTTACCCCCCCCGCTGATTGAAGTTAGGATTCTCGCCTTTCATGAGGTCTTGCCCGAAGCATCTTGCGGCGGATTTACTCATGCGCTATTGCCCTCCCCCGTCCGTCGCCGCGCTCCTTGTTCTTGTAGTTGCATGCCGGGCGCGGGCTTCCTCCTGGCGACGCCCCACAATTTCTTTTGGTTCTTGAACGCCTTGCTTCTGTCTGCCCCCCCGCTTACCAGACCATTCGCTTGATCCAGAATAGCAACTCCCCCCCCCTGAAGGCATAACATCGCCGCGCCCAAGTTCGGATTGTATGCCAAGCGCCAACCATGCACGCTTACGGTCTTGCCAGTAGCCCTGCCGTGCATCAAGCACGGAGAACGGCGGAACGCCGAATTTCTCGACAAGCGACATGCCCGGCGCAGAATCGCCCGCGCCGCCACCTACAATATCCGGCATCGCATACAGCCCCGCAAGCATCTCCTGGACGGCCTGGCTCCCACTCGAAACGTCTTGCAGCAACCCCGCAAGAATGGCGTCATCCTTTTCGGCCATCGCGCCAAGCGGGTCGTGGGTTGCGAGCATGTACTTCGCCTCGCGTTCGTCCACGTCGAGCACGAGGACCGGGACGTCCATATCCGGCGTGGTCTCGGCTCGTAGGTGGCCGTCAATCAAGCGCAGTCCGCCGTCATGCTCTTCATAGGCGAGTAGTGCGCCAGCATAGCCTATCTCTGACAAGACGCCGCGTAGGGCATCCTGCTGCGCCGCTGGGTGCTTCCGCCAGTTCAACGCGGACGGGCGCAATTCGCGGGCTGGTACTTTGCGCAGTTCTTTTACTCGGTCTCGAATATCCATGTCCCAATCCTACGCGCCAGGCCCTGTTTTGTCAAGATACGTATTCACAAAGCGGATTGAATCGCCCTTTTCAACATAGAGCGACGCAAACTGAAACCGCTTCCATCGCGGGCGCTTTACCATTATTCCACCGGGCCTCTTTCCTCGAATTGGGTACTTTGTGACGATAGATACGTGGACTTTCTTGTAGCGATTCCCAACGACGACGTGAACGTGATCAATCTTCCCAGTCCGAACAATTTCGCCTATGGATGGATTTGAATATGTGAGATCAATCTCACACAGCACCTTGTTGTGGACAGAGTGCAATACAATTTTCATCGGATCCATGTTCAATCCTCCATCCACGGCTCATCCAACATCCGGCATTCCGAAACGTGGCATAGCACATGCCGTTCGCCGTCAATCGGTTCAGTCCACAGCGTAGACCATTCCATGACTCATTCCTCCATCGACGTGATTGTGATTTCAGTCCGCGCGCCTAAATCCGTCCATCGGCGGCGCGGGTGCGGGTCAATCACCTGCCGGTCATTCACGTAGACTAGCCCTTGCAGCGCGTCGCATACCATCTTGAGCAGGTTGTCCGAGTCGGCGAACATCGGATACGCGAACCGCGTGTGCTTCGGTCGTTTGTAAAAGAACGTCACATCCATCGCAAGCGGCCCAGTATGTGGCTCCGATAGTTGCATCTTCGCGTCCCGCATTGCCAGCCGCGCGTAGGTCTGAATTACCGCCTTGGCCGCGGCGTTCTCCGGAGGGTCGTAGTTGTGTCCTGCTCGTGCCGTGCGGTGGCGTGCCAGCGGGATCGGACGGCCCGGTACTGTGAAGTTGAGATTCATCGGATATCTCCTCGTTTTACGCGATTCTCTATCTCCAACCTCGCCACATCGAGCGCTCGCTTCACCGCCGCTGTCTTTCGGTGTCTCGGCAGCTTCGTGACGGCCACCTCGCACGCATCAAGATCCGACCTGTCCCACGGAGCCTCATTCACGCCTGGCGGCTCTCCGCCGTATGCGAATCTGATAATCGCATCGGATGAGATTCCCCAGCACCGAGGCTCCATGCGCTTCACCCGTGCCTCATTTCGCCACACGAGATACTTCACATCAGCCTCAAGCTGTTTGATTCGTCGTTCAAGTGTTATCATTTCGTCGCCCTCCAATCTGGTGCAATCTCGCGCCCTTCTCGGTATAGCATCCTGTCAACTTCGGACTTTCGCCCAAGCAGCGCCTTCACGAATACCGGGTTCAAATGCTTGTGCTCTGCATTCACAATCGCGTCTTGCAGCGTCTTAGAATGCCGCCTCATCGTCGCTAAACGGTGTTCCTGCACTGTTCGCATCTCCAATCCACGGTTTGCCTTTGCGGGCCCGGTTCTCGATTCCCAACTCTTCGTATCTGAGTGTATCGTCGTTGAACTTGAAAGCCACCTTCGTACCAGCGCCCTTGCAGTTACGCGCCTTGAGTACGTGCAATGTCCGGTTGACGGCCACCTGAAACGCGCCGCCTCGCATAGATACGTTCGCTTGGTGTTCGTCGAAGTGGCGCTCGATCCACAGAATTGATTGCGCCCGGCGGACGAACGATGAACCTCCTGCAACCTCATCCTCGCGCGGATAATCTGACCGGCCTTTCTTTGGATGCGCCGACACAATGAGACTTGCGCCGTACTCAACCATAGCCTTTGCGCATGTGCCCATGAATCGCGTAGCCGCCTGCCACGGCTTGTCGCCGGCCTCGGCCACGGTAATTGGGTCTACGATTATTACGCGCGCCCCTAGACGCGCCTGGGCACACACCCAACGCGATATGTCATCAACCGTCGCGTCGTCGTTTGGATCGTCCTGGATGCAACGAGCGAATGAATTGAGCGTGTCAAAGTGGACCTCGCGCGCGGCGATGGCCTCGGCTGGGTGCGACTCGATCCACTCCGGGTCCGTCAAGTCTGGGTTGCGGTCCAACATCGCCAACAATCGCAACAAGTGAAACGCGCGGTTATCTTCGAGTTCGTACAATGCAACACGGGAACCGGATACGTGCGCCGCGTGTGCAAGTTCGAGCAGGAACAGAGACTTCCCACAACCGGGATTTCCGCACAACACCGTCACCGTTCCCGGCATGAGCGCGTGAGAGAACTGGTTAAGTTCCGGCCACGGTAAATGAACCGGGCGGCGTTTGCCTGCAATGGCGTCATCTATCAGATCGCCGACGCCTTGACGCGGCGCGGGCGGTTCCGCAGATGAATCGAACAGGTCAAGGTCCGCAAGAAACGTGCGCACGTCGTCGCGGTCAACACCGCCCTTGAAGAAGGCGCTTGCGACGTGGCGCTTGCGCAGGAACTCGCGTTGGTCCCAACATTCGAGAATACGGTCTCGCGTGAGCGATGGCGAACATGACGGCTGCTCCGATGTGATCTCGCCCATGAGCGACGCCGAGCAATCGAACATCAAGCCGAGTCGTGCAAGCGCCGCGTATACATCGGCGATGTCCCCGCGCTGGTTATTGTCGGCTGCGTCCACAATCGCCGCGGCGATGGCCCGGTGGTCGTCGTCTATCCATGCGGCCTTCGGGATTGCGCGGATGGCCTCAAGCGTCGGCACATCGCCCGTGAACCATATCAGCGCCGCCGATAGCAGACTCCGCTGGTAGTGGCGCTCAGCGTCCTTGGCGATCACGCCTTCGTTTGCAGCCCTGTCCAGATTCTGAAGAGGGTACTTGTCACCCATCGAGTTTGTCCTCCGCACCGTCCGGCTCAGCCGCGCGCCATGCCTCGATTATCGCGGCCATCTTCAGTGCGCCAGATTTCGTCTTGTTGCGCAGCGCGGCTATGCTGTGGACTTGATCGCCCCACCAGAAACCGTTGCGATGTTCGCGGTGGAACGTCCAGTCAAGAGCACTCATTACGTCTTCTTCGGTATGTTTGTCAAGCCGAACAAGGTCGCGTAGCGTCTTGCGCCACTTGATATCCTCCGGCGAGTCCTTTTCTGGAATCTTCGCCGTTGGGTGCGCCTCGGCAATCCACTCCTTGAGCGTCGTGTACCACCGCTTGAAAATCGGGTAGTTGTCCGCTGAATCGAGAACCGGCTTTTTCTTAGCGACCGGCGGCTCCGCTTCGGAGTTGCCGGAAGAGATCTCTTTTTCAGGATTCAGCAATCCACTATCAGGATTCAGGTATCCGGATTCAGGATTCAGGGCGTGCTCGCCATTACCCAGGTCGGTGCTTGCCACTACCTTGGTTGTGGTTTCTAACGGCCCAGGCAATATTGATGGCTGTTCTTTCGAGTGTGGCTTCTGGTGTTTTAGAAATGCCGGAAGAAAGATAAGCCTTTGTCCTTCAACAACATACCGCACTACGAACCCAAGCGCCGCGAGTTCATCAAGCGCCGCGTTCACGTCAATGTTATCGCCCGGCATAATCTTGAGCTTCAACCCCATTGGCTTGTCTTCGAGCCGTCCTTCGCGGTCGGCGGCGCACCACAGGCCGATGAAAAGAAGTCGCGTCAACGGAGGCAACCCGACAAGATCGGCATTAACGAAGAAACTTGGCTTGATGTTCCGCGCCCTCATCGTGGCATACCCCTACCTAGGTTGTGGTTTTGATTCATCAGCGAAAGGATCGGCGCTACCTCGCGTTGTTGTCCATGGCTTTCTTTTCATCGCCTTGGCAATAGAATTGGCGCATACCTGAACGTGCTGTGCGTGCGCGATGGCCTCCTTGATCTCTGCAATCGCGCAGTTTGTGCAACCGTCGTTGATGTGCCGTAGCGCCGTCTCAAGAGCGCCGATTGTGAGCGATGCTCCGTTCCAAACGCCGTTTACTGCCTCAATCTGTTTCACGTAATTCCTCCTTAGAAAAAGGATGCCCTACGCGGCGGTTGTCGAAGCCGGAGACAGGAGGGGACTCGCTGTACTCATAACCGCGTAGGGCAAACTTTATTGTCATTGGTTAATCTCCAACTTCGACGCGCCCATTGTAGCGCGTTGCGTCCGGTTTGTCAAGACCTGGAAGTTCGTACTTTGCGCGTTTACGCTCGGCCTCCGCGCGATTCAACCGCTTGCGTAGCGCGCCCGACTCCTTGGCGTGGCAGACCACACAGAGCGTCCGATAGTTGTCCAACCCGCAACAGCCGCCACCTTCGCTGACTGGCACGATATGGTCGGCCTCCCATACGCCATGCGCGCGCGCCCACGGTCCCCAACCAGTCTTGGCAGATGCAATCCGTGGATGACGGGTAGCCGCCCACACGCAGTCATGGCGAAGGTGCTCGATCTCGATGCAGTCGATTCCACAGGCGGCGCAAATCCCATGGTCGCGCGCCTTTACCATGGCCGTGATTGACTGTCCGTTCCAGCGAATCAGGAACTCTTGGCGGCACGCATCCGAGCACCATGTCCGGCGGCGCTTGGATTCCACGGGCCCGTTGCACCATCGGCAATGACCCGGCTCGACGCGCGGAATGTCCGCCATCGTGAGTAGACGGCGATATCGAAGCCGCGCCTTCACCTCGTCGGGCCAATGTGACGGAAATCCGTTCATGTCCACCTCAAAAAGGGCGATTGCAGGCCGCTCATTCCGGCACCTCGTTTCCCCAACTAGACCATCCCGCGCGCGTTCGCCGCGCGAACATTTCTAGATACGGCCCCTTGAACTGTTCGCAGTAGTCGTAAATGCAATCCGGTTTCCGCGAGTGCTCCATCCGCTCGCAGAGTATGCCGAGCATGTTGCCTTTCGGTAGCGGCGTGGCCTTGCGTCTGGCTATCAGGATTGACTCAGAACAGCCGCGCGCCCAAAACCCGGTTCCATACGACGGCTTGGCGATCAAGTTGCCCCACAAGCCAATTTCGGGCGGTTCGGTGAGCTTCACCCACGGGAAGCCGGTCACGTACTCGAAGCCCCACGCCTTGATGACCTGCATGGCGTCCGGGAGGCATGGCCATGTAGCCCATAGGACAAGCACCGCGTCGCGCGCGGAGATTTCCTTGACGGGCATCGCGCAGATATAGGCGGTTGATGCCACTTGGTAATGCGACTGCGCCGCGCCATCAACGCCCGAGTTTCGATATTGCCACGGCGGATCTGCCAGCACGACGCGGAACGGCCCGCCCGGAACGTCAACGAGGTCTATCATTTCGCCGCCTCGCAACATTCACGGGTGCATTCTGCCCGGAGTGAGGCGCGTATCGTCTCGCGGAGCCGCGTGATCTCCGCCGCCTGTTTCTGGATTGTCGAACGCGCGGCCTCGGACTCGCGGGTTATCCGCAGGTATTCGTCCATGCTGATTACGATCTCCATCGCTTCCGTCATTTTACCTTCTCCGGTTTGTGAATGCAGATTTGCCAGCGGATAAGCAGGATACGCCAGCCCCAGCAAGTTGCCACAACTCCTATTCCGAGATGATGATATCGAGCGGCCACATACCAGCGGTCGTTCATGCCGGGCCAATCCCATTTCGCGGGCTTGTACCACGAGTATGTCATTCGATTTCTCCCAGCGCCCGGAGGCGGTCTACACACCCAGCCAATTCACGTAGCCCATCATTGCAGATTGAAACCGGCAATCGACTTGCCCATGAATTCAGAACTATGTAGATCTTCTTCCACGCATCCCGGCACTTCTCCATGTCGGAGCACTTGGCCTCGGACTGAGCGAGGGCTTCGCGGAGCCGGTCGCGCTCGGCTTGTAATTGCTCAAATGGACAATCGTCGGTCTGGCCGTTTCCACACGTCGATCCGTATCGCAACGGGCAAGGATCTATTTCAGGGTTGTCACACTTCATCACTCACCGCCTTTCCGCATTCCGTGCTTCTGTAGCACCATGCGCGCCTTATGCACCGGGCACCACGTGGTATCGCCGCAGTCATGATCGTGGTGCTGCGAGTCCGATTCGAGAGCCGATAGGGCGTTGAGGGCCTCGGATAATGCCAGTTCGATTTCGTGCGCCTCAGAGTAATGAGCCCACGGGCCAAGGTGAAATTCGAGCATTGGCGCTGCCGGATTTTCCTGTGTGTATCGTTTCACTTGTCACCTTCTTTCTGTGTGTTGGCGTTGTGATCGCAGTTGTTGCACGGATATCTAGTCGCTTCCAAAACACTGAATTTGCACGCACAGCACGGAAAAGACAACTCGATAGAGGGTATTTCTTCGGCCTCGAATTTGTCTCGCGCTACCGCGTAATCTGACAGAGCCATCATTCACCGCCTTTATCGGCCTCGCTGCGTTCAGTCCCGCCGTACAGCTTCTCGGAGCGGATCGCGGACAAAGGAAGTCCGTAGCTCGCCTTCCTCTCGGCTTCGATGGAGGCGCGAACCATGTGCCACGGCATACGGATAAACTGCTGTGCTGGAAGTCCGTGAACGCACTTTTGCCTAAAGCCCGGTAGCTCGTCGTTATAGTCTGGATTCATAATCTGAAGCGCGTCGAAGTTTTCGGTTTTTACGTATACCGATTCTGCCAACGCCCACTTGTCGGCCTCGGCGGCGGCGAGGTGGGCTTCGAGTTCCTGGACGCTGGCTTGAAGCTCGCTGATTGTTATAGCCGCACGTCCTGTATTTGCTAGCGCGCGAGTTTCATTTGTTCGTGCTTCATCGCGGGCGATCTGTATTTCGCATAACTGGTCGATCCAGCATTGGCGTTCAGCTTTGGCTTCGTCGCGCTCTTTTCTGGCCGTGTCCAGTTGCCCGCGCAGCATCTCGTTTTCGCGTCGCTCTATGCCGAGATCCGTGCTGTATTCGTCGCGTTCCATTGTGAGTTCCGCGCACGCCCGCTCTCGGATTGACCTGCACATCGCGTTCCAGTCTTCCCATGCTTCGGCGGCCGTAGCATACACGTCTCCGTTAATCGCCCCGCCGCAACACGATATACCCCAGGCCTTCATGCCGTGGTACTCTTTGGCAAATGGTTCGCCTCGGCAAAATGGGCACAGCTCGTGTTGTTGTTCGGTTGACGCTGTCGTGTCGCTCATGACTTGCCCTCCAGTTCGATGATTCGTTTCGCCGCCGCGAATACGCATACACAGAAATCTGAGTGTACTAACGCGGTTTCGGACTTATCGCCGATCCACCATTGGCTGTCGAGTCGATGCAAAAACACATCGCAAAATTCATCCATAATTTTCCCTAGCAGCGCAACCGCCGCGCTGTCGTCGTTCGTGAAGTCTGGCCAGTCTACAATAGCTCCATCTTCGCCCATCGGTATCGGCTCAAACCCAAACCGCAGCGCGACTTGTTCTATATCAGTCATGACTTCACCTCCGGCATGGCGTCGTGTGTGCGGCCATCGAGCAGGCGCGTTTTGCTCCAACCGCCGCTGCCCTTAAAGTGAAACTTGACACCGGCCGCCGCGCAATCGTCTCGGATCTTGCGCACCCAGTCCGGGTACATCGAGCGCGCGCCGGGTCCGTTCTCGCCACCCACGATCACGCCGTCGATTCGCGCCGGCGGTTGCGGTTCCCATCCGCACGCTATCGTTTCATCGCGAGTGAATATCTTGACGCCGCAGTTTGGACATCTGCTCTCGGGGTCATCGCATCCGCAATCGCAGATTGGATCTGGAGTAATTCCGTCCGTAGATGGATGCGGATATGGATTCTCGCACGACGAGCAGCATTCGTCGATGTCATTGCCCTCGTACCCGCAGGCCGCACACCAATAATATCCGCGAGGCAAGTACTCGCGCAGGTCCATCGGCCCAAGCATAGGCTCGATTGACACCCACCGACGCGCGAACGGCGTCTTGAGTAGCCACGGAACTCGCGCGTCCCATTGCTCTTGGTTCTCTGCCGTCACCATGCCGATGACGTTCGGGAGCGGCCACTGAAATCGGAGCGGGCTGTCATAGATTGTCCCCCCGCACGCCTCATTTATTTGTAACGGCGCGCCGGGATGGGCCATTTTACGGCACATCCGCTTGGCCCGTTTCGTGCACAGAATGAAGGTGTGTTGAGGACATGCAGAGATAACGTCGAACACATGGCATAGCCAACCGTTCGGTGTTGATTCGTGAAACAGATCGCCCATCGAATTCACAAACACGACGCGCGGCCTCTTCCAGTGGAGCGGCTTGTCGAGCACGGATTCCAGCAGCACTGTCTTGCCGTTCCAGCGCCCGTCCGTCACGACCTGAGCGTAACCGGCGTGACCCATCGCGCGCTGCCTGTTTGCCATGCGCTCGGCATAGCAGTTATCGCACGCCGGGCTTGTCTTGGAGCATCCGAGTATCGGATTCCACGTCTCTCCGTTCTTCGGTAGCCAACTGATTCCTGTGTACATTACATCATCCCTTTCCTGTGCTCTTCCCATCCAGTGTTGATGACTCGGCAAACCTCTAACCATTCTTTCATCGTCGGCACAATTCCGTATTCCTGCATCATTTCAGATGCATAATTCTCGCGCTCGGCCTGGGCGCTCAACTTGCGGGCGTACTTGTCCGTCGCGTGGCAGTTCCCGATGGCGTGCGCGGCCCTAAGCATCGGTTTCTCCGCGAAATTTACGCAGATCGCCTACCGTCCTGGCTCCATGAACCGTCCATGCATTTCCGCAACTTTCGCAAACCCCACATACTCTGATCGGGTCTCCGTCAATCAAGATGCCTTCGCTCTCGATCAGCCCATCCGCGGTGACGCAATACTCCATTTCAAATTCATGCGTCACGAGAAATCGCGTTGCCGGTTTGTTGCATCTCGGACAGAACCGCGCGGTCATTCGTTCGCTTCTCATGCCCCGTCTCCCTTCGCCAGTTCCGCGCCCGCGTCGATGATCGCGTCGAGCCGTATCAGTTCGAGCATTTCGAGCCAAACGAGTTGCGATACGTCGTCTTCGAGATCGAGCGCCAACTCTCGGATCTCGGCTTCGTGCGCGCCGGAGAATGCGTCTGCGGACTCGGCAAATTGAGATGCCAGAATCGCGGCGGCGTCGATGGATTCCTGTTTCATGCCACGGCCTCCATCACCAGTTGTTCGCCCGCCGTCGCGCCTGGGTCAAACGGCTCGCGCCACTCGTACAGATACTCCCACGTTCCGCCGCGCACGCGATGCTTGATTGTGTGACCGCCAAGCCACGGCGCGGCCTTATTGTAGCCGCCGAATTGCGGCTTGCTAATGTCCCGCCTGCGCGCGCCTACCGTGCCGACGTAAGCGCCTGTCAGCGCAACGAGCCGGAAGTCAGACATCCATTCGCAGTCCTTCGCCGCCTCCTGCAATATCGCCAGGATTTGCAACCGGAGCGGCGCTCCGTCGAGTTCGGATTGGTTCATTGGTACGCCTCCATTACCGCGTCAAAGGCGCGATCCGCCAACTTTCGAGCGTGTTCGCAAGCCACCTTCGTGACCCCGTAACTTGCATATTCAACCGTTCCGGCCTTGTTGTCAATCAGCAGGATTATTGCCTCTTCACAGCCAAACTTGGTTGCCGCATCCCACGCAACAGCAACCTTCGGGCTTGGATTGAAAGCCATGTCACTCTCCCGCCTGTTTCGCGACAGCGGCCTTGAACTCCGCAGTCAGTTCGCGCATCCGTTCGACGGGCAGCGATTCCGCCATGAGCGCACATGCCGCGGACCTGAAATCGGAAAAAGCCGCAATAAGTTCGCGTCGTGCACGCGATTTGCTAATTAGGTCCTGGTCGTATGGGTGAAGGCTTCGCCCGCCGGTGCCCCATTCGCTTGCGCCGACCTCCCGTCCACACGAGCGCGTGAATCGCGTGGATACCGGCCCGGACTTGTAGTTCACGGTGGCAGTAAGTTGCGTCTTTGTGGCCCGCGTGATTGTGCAGGCCAAGAAATTATCGCGTTCGTGAATCATCGCCTTGTCGCCGACTTTGGCGGCATGCAGGAAGTCGCCTATTGGGAGCGTGGCTTTGCGCCGGTCGATCTTGTCGCCGTCGATGGATACTAGCGGCCTGTTCATTTCACAGCCCTCGTGGTCAGGATCGCGCGCGCCTGCTCGACAAGCGCAACGGCTTTCGTGCTAAGGTCGTCCATGTCCTACGCCTCCAACGCGGCGGCAAATTCCGCCAGTTCCGCGAGTGTCAGGTCGTTAATGGACTTGAGTTCGCGCTTGAAATGCTTCTCCGCGGCATCGCGCACCTTCGCGCGGTCAACCAGACCGTCGTCTTTGACGCAGCCGAGCGACTTCGCCGCCTTGCTGATGCGCGATGATATTGCAAGCCGTTCGTCTGGCGTGCCCATTTCCGCGCCCGTTGTGGCCGCTGGCTGGTTTGCGGGCGTCGGTTCGGTCTTTGCCTCAACCGGCGTCTTCCTGGACCGTCCTGGGCTGCTCTTGGGCGGCTCCGGGTCGTCTCCGCGCACGCGCTTCAGCGCCGCGAGCAGTTCAGGGACCGGCGTGTTGTCGGGGTCGATTCCAAACACCCGCTCGAAATCCTCGACGGTCTGGACGTTGCCCTTGCCGTTGTTCGCGGCCCACCGCACCATTTCGGACAGATTCGCTTCCCGCAGCGCCGCGTCCTTCGGCGATTCGGTTGCGGAACTCGCGGGCGGCGCGTCCGCCTCCGGGTCCGCAATCACGCCGTCATCGTCTACGTGATCGTCCTCGAACGGGTCTCCGGCGCTCTCGGTTGGCTCAGGCGGCGCGCTCTCCGGCTCAGCCGTGGTTTGGGTCGGCTCGGCAACCGGCTGGGCGTCCTGTGGCTCCTGTGCGCGCCCAGCAGCCCTGATACCTTCGCGCGTTGCGTTCTGCGGCGCGGCGTGTTTGGGCTTCAATTCCTCAAGCTCGCGCTCAACGCTCGTGAATCCCTCTTTCAGCGCAACGGCCAGCGCGCGCATTCTGGCGATGTGCTTCGGCGTCAAGTCGGACTCGGCTTCGATGTCGAGGATCTTCAGAATGCTTGCCTTGTCGAGCGGTGTCGGGGTCAACGACGCGAAGTATTCAAATAGCTTGTCTTTCGCGTCAACCTTCGAGTTGCGTTCGACGAACTCGCGGCACTCTTGGCAGATGATATCAACCATCGGCCCGATTGTCCGCTTGGTGGCGTTTCGCATAGCGATGGAAGAGCCGGAGCCTATCGCAAGCGCAATCCCGTCATCGCCGCCCGCCGTGATTCGGCGCGAAACCTCCGAGTCCCAAATCACGTTGTTCTCCATGTCCCAGCATACGCCACGCACCTTAACCATTCGCTTGGCCTCGGACACTTCAAGTATCTGGCTTCCGATGCGAAGGTTGCGCCACGGCCCGCTGAACAATTCGAGAGCGCGAATCGACGGCCCGATAATCGGATCGCCTTTCTTGCCCGTCTTGTGATTCGTGCGGCCAGGCTGTTCGTAGCTCATGCTCGCGGCAATCTCAACGCTTGCCATCGCCATGTCGCGGATCTGGGTGATCGCCCGCTTCACGTCGCGAGGGTACTGATTGGCCGTCGCAACCTGTGTCTGTATTTCAATCTTCACCATTGCGGTAGGTTCCAAAACCGGAACTATCGCGCGCGTCTCTCCAAATTCGTCCATGTTTCCCATCGTCGTTCTCCCTGTTATGCCTTCGGTCCCTTGGATCTCCGCGTAGCCCAAAATGCCGCGCGGTCGTATGCTTCGATCCATTTCATTGGCGTGTAGGACTGCTGCAACCACCGCGCCCCAATCTGTATCAGGCGTTTTGTGGACGCGAGATACTTCTCTTGGTCTTGCGTCATGGCGATTTCAACCGCGCGGGCGAGGAGCGTGTTCTTGATTTCGTCCGTGCGCGCTTCCACCGCCTTCGCCCATGCGGACAGCCCGTCCCATTCCGTCATGAGCGGTTCAAGTTCGTCCGGTAGCGCAACCTTGAACCCGCCCGAAATGAGTTTGCCGAGAATCGCGGTGTCCGTGTCCGAGCCTGTCGGGTCCGGTGCGCGCCCGTCGCGTACATCGTCGAGGAATTCACGAGCCATCCTGATGCAGCCCGCGATCAATTCGTCGTCACGCTCGACGCGCACGGTCTTGAGGCCGCGCCCGCCAAGGCCGATGATGCACGCAGCCCACGCATACGGCGCACCCATGCACGCCATTTGGATTTGGATCTGCACGTCGTTCACGAGCGGGACTTCACCGTCTTTCCATTGCGCCGCAGCGTCCGTCCAGACCTCCGTGGTCTTGATTTCCACCGGGATCACGTAGTCGCCGTCGCGGGTGCAGAAGTCCGGCGTACACCACAGCCACGGGTAATCCGGGTGCTGGATGCTGGCATATTCGCCGAGGTTGAAAACTTCCACCTGCTGTTGTTTCGCAAACGCGAATGCTATCGGTGCTTCGAGCGCGTGCCCGACCGCCATGCGCAGATCGTTCAATTCCTCGCGTTCCACTCCGCGCTTGTAGTGGTACAGCGCAAAACGAGAGGTGTATCTGTCCGCACCTACCGCCGCCGCAACCTGTGAAGCCGTGAGAATTTCGCCATCGTCGTGCATTGCGGCCCACACTTCCGGCTCAAAGGCATGAACCTCGAACGGCAGGTCCATTGCAACGCGATCAATCACATCCATGTCTGTCTCCCTGTTTACTTGCCCATCCCGCCCGCGACCGCATAGCCGCGAGCAACGCTTGACATCGACTGTTTGCGCCGATTCGCCTCGCGCAATAATGCGCGAAACTCGCCGTCCGACACGAACACCTGAACCACACGCATTTTGGCATTGCCCATGCGCGGCCTGCCGAGTTTCTTTTCCTTTGCCATCGTACCGCCTCCTTGTCGCATTCTATATTATCTAATACCGAATGTCAAGACTTCTTTTCGGCCATGACCGCGCGTAGCACATCTAGCGCATTGCTGTAGTCGTCGCCTGGCTTCCCCCATTCCTCATTTGCCATCCTTGTTATCGCTTCAATGTCGGGAAGCGCCTTCCAGATTGCCGCGCGCAACTCATCGCGCTCGCGGCGCATGGCATTCAGCGAGGCGACCATCGCGTTCCAGTTCTCGGCAGGCGATACGCGCTCGGAATCGCGATAGGTGTTGCCATAGGCCGATGAGAGAAACGCTCCAGAATACGGGTCTCCGTGGCAGCACGAATGTCTATTTGACCCGATATGAAATTCAGGTTGACGTCCACACGCGGGGCAAGGTTCAAGGTTCATGTCTTCGGCTCCTTTGTCCACGTCTCGATTGTCCGCTCGACGGATTCGCAGACCGTCCGCCGCCGGGCTTGCGGGAACACCCCGCTAGATGAACAGCATCAAAATCCACGTCACGATTGCGCCGGGAATTGTGGCCTGCCCGATCACTGGACATAGCCCAATCAATCCGCCCTGCCACCACACGACCGTAGCCGGATGGCCGGTGAACACGAGCCACGTATTGATCGTGTACGGCCAGCAAATCATGCCCGGAAGTACACCGAAGACGAACACTACTAACACGAACAACAGACAACCGCCAGATGCTTTCATTTCCGATCCCTTTCTGTTTTATGCGGGAACACCCCGCGTTAAACGGCTTTGAAATCATCGGAAGGGCAAAACCAATCGTCTTTCACGATGTGGCCGATGGCCTCGACTTTCGAGCGATCGCAACGGGCGCGAATGGTCTTGCCGGGGAGTTCGGACCATTCAGTGACGCCCGCGATCTCCATGACGCGCCAAATGAAGTGGCCAGCCACGCTCATGAGTTCGTGGTGCGTGAAAGACTTTGGTAGATACAAAGCGTACCCGCCGAATCCCTGGCCCGATCCGCCATAATCGAGGTGTAGCCATGCCGACAGCAGGCCGTGATCGTCGCTCGTGATTGTTGCCGATTTGATGATCGCGTTTTTGATTTCCATGCCAATCTCCCTGTTACCGCCTCGATAGACACTCTTCGATTTGCGCTTCCGTTACTCCGTCTTCGTTGAGCTTCCGCGCCGCCGCCTGTATGGCCTCGCGCTCGATGCGTTGCTCTTGGTCGGGTCCGAGCTTGTGCAGCACGTCTGAGTCTCCGCACATGGCCGATTCGATCACGGCCCGACCGTCAAGCACGAATGCTCGAACGTGCGCGCGGAGCGTGTCGAACGTGACGTGGGCGTAGTGTGCGGTCTCAATCGATACGCCCGTGTCGAATTTGACGTGTACAGGATGCGGCTCCGGCGCGAACTTGACCGGCGCATAGTCAATCACGTCTGCAAGGAATCGAATCGAGTACGGCAGGAAGACGCCTTCGTAGGTCATTATGTGCCAAACGCCTGAGCCAGATCCGGCCATGCACGTAATCGCGAATGACGGCTGTTCGGTGGCGTCCGTGAAAACGCGAACGCGCCAATGGTCGATTGAGATTTGCCCGTGTTCGCCGTGGTGGATGTTCATTTCGCGATCCCCTTCAAATACTCGGGCGCGTTGTCGCCGCCCGTCACCCACGGCCTGAGCGTTTCAATGGCCCAGCCGATAAGCGGATGGCCGCATTCGATAAATTGTTTCCAGCACCAATCCGTCTTGCGGGCGATCCATGCGGCGAATTGCTCCTGCTCGATGTTGACGGACGCGCGCCACAGCAACTCGCAGATAAGCGCGTGACTGTTCCGGTTGATTTTTGCCCCGCGGAGGTCCGCCCCGCTGAGGCACGCCCCGCTGAGGCACGCCCCGCGGAGGTCCGCCCCGCTGAGGCACGCCCCGCTGAGGCACGCCCCGCTGAGGCACGCCCCGCTGAGGCACGCCCCG